CAATACAATTAAAAACATTATTCAATTTAATACTTGCAAAGGCTGGTTATTCCTATACTTCCAACTTTATAGATGGTACAGGTATTCATACGGATAAGTATTTTAGTAAGTTATTTATGACTACAGGAACTGCTTTAGAATCCTCAGCAATACCAACAACAAATTCTAATAACAATCCATCAGGATTAATGAATGTAGCCACAGACGATGAGTTTGGTGAATTTACAGCAACCACTGATGATTGCCAGTCAAGCCCTGAAACTGTAATACCTTGTGATATCACTACACCTTCTGGTGGTTTAGGTATTCCGACTGATCCCGAGGGGATGTGGAACTCAACCAATTACTACTTTACAAAAGAAGGGACTGAAATGTATAGTATAGATGTAAGACACGCTTTTAAATGGAGCAATGTTGCCGCTTGTAATCAAGCAGGGGTTCTAATCGCTTATAGAGTAAGACAATGGGACACAGATGCTACTTCACCGACATATAATTCCTTAACAGAGCAAGTCTATTCGACAGTTGGTGGTTCAACGCTAGTTAATTCAGATACTGCCAGTGGTATCTATATTGTAGAAAAAACTTTAGATATTTCAAATATGCCAACAGGTGCTTCTGCTTGTGTCACTATTGAAGTATTAAACTGGAAGAGGGCTGATTCAGGTTCTAATGGTGTAATAACGCTAGGAGATTCAGCGACAGCGTGGGCTTTTACTGCTTCTCTTGCTATAAACTGGGTGGCTTATAGTACAAACATATACGGATCAATAGTAGATGTTCCAGCGTGTATTGATCCAGAAATAACACAGAGGGCGTTTCTAAAAGACATAATACAAAGATTCAATTTAGTAGTATTAACAAATCCTGACGATGATACTAATTTAATTATAGAGCCATATGATGACTTTATTGCTAGTGGTGAGTTAAAATACTGGACAGACAAAGTTGATACTGATAAAGAAATTGTTGTGAAGGACACAACAGAAATACAGAAAAAAACAATAAACCTAACTGATAAAGAGGATAACGATTTATGGAATAAGGCTATTAAGGAACGATTGCCTGAAGTTAATGTTTTCGGACACTTAAAAATAGAGAATTTTAACAATGACTTTGCTACAGGTGAATTTAAAAACGATGCTCTATTTTCACCTTATATAAACGACAGGGTATATGCTTCACCAAATTCAACATCAGGGACTTTTTTACCTAATATGACGGTTCAGTATGAATTTACTTTTGAAGAATCAGATGGCACTGCAACTAACCCTATTAAAAAAACTAATCCTAAATTGTTCTATTATTGTGGAACAGCAACAACAGTATTAGATTCAAATGGTGATACTGCAACCTATAATTTACATTCACCACTTCCAACATCAGAAACATTAAATGCATATACGTTTACGACATATCCAGTATGTACACCCTTTGATATAACCCCTTCTTCAAACGTGTATTCCTTAACTGCAGCAAATAAATCTTTATATTGGAACTCAACAACTCCGATATGTAGTGATTTAAATATATTTAATAACACAGGTAATTCTGGAAACTGGTTCAATAATACGCTGTATGGAAAATACTGGAAACCATATTTAGATAATATATATAGTTCAGAAGCAAGAATAATGGAATGTTATTTAAACCTAAATGAAGTAGATATTTTTAATTTTAGTTTTGCGGATGAGATATTTATAAAAGATACCTATTGGAGAATACTTAATATATCCAATTATCAAGTAGGTTCTAAAGCGAGTACAAAAGTAACACTAATTAAATTATTAGATACTAAGGAAAATTGTAATGGTTGTGATTATGTTCTTGGTTCAAACTCCTTTGGCTCTAATATGATTGCTACAGGTATTGGTGATACAGGCGTTTACATTTGGTGTCCTGAAGATACACCTGGCTGCACACCTGATATAACAGCACCTAATTTTGCAAATTTATATACAAGCCCCGAATGTTGTGTGTGTAATGGTGGAATGGTTATGTGGAATGCAACAGCACAAGCCTCTAATGGTTTATATCCTTGTTTGGCTTATTCTGGTAGTACACCAACCGTATTGGCTAATAAACAAGGTGTTAGAAGCCTTTTCACAAATACACAGATGAAGAGCCTTGTGTTTAATTTTATTAGTGCAGATAAACCGTTTGTTATAGGCAGCGGAGATACCAAATACTCTACACCTATAGTACCCTTTTCTAAAGATGATTTAGTAATAAAATATGAAAACACAAAAACTACTATTCCAGCAATAGAAGGTGAATCACATAGAATTGTTTTAATAGGTTATACTGTAGGAAATACTAGGGCTTATGCTTACCCGCAGGGTAATGATGATAATATAAGTATAAAGATGCCCGTTAATGGTAATACTATTATTAGAGTTAAAGGTGTTTCTACTGTGGTCGGTGGAACGAGTTCTACTTTTACAGTTGGAAAGACAGAGGCTTTTGCGTGGTACACTGCTTTTTTCACTCAAAATAATACAACAGTACAACTAGGTTCAGCGGGGGGACAGCACGAGTTCACTCTTCGCGGTGCAGATCCTGTTGGGTGTTCATTATATATTGATGTTTCTGATGGTGTTTTAAGATTTGGATTAGATGACACTGAAGTAGATACTAAAAGAATATGGACTCTGACAGTAGATATGGACGTAAATAGAGTTGATAATATGACTACTGCATATGACGAAAACTGGGCTTTATATCAAAACGGGAATAGAATACAATTACAAAACGGAGAATATTTAATATGGAACTAAAAAAATATATAGAATCAACAACTAAACTTATAATGCCTACTATAGACCACATTCAATTAGTAGAGCATAAAGATAAAGAATTAGACTTTGTTTACGGAATGGACCAATACCACACGAACTTTAGAAGAATGTTTAAACAATTAATAAGAATAATATTTAGATAATATGTCACAAACTAGAACAGTAAAATTAGAATTAGATGCGGAGGATGCATTAAAAAGATTAGATAGTCTTGAAAAAGAATTAAGAAAAGTAAGCGAAACTACTAGACAAACAGGAAAGGGTACAAGATCGTTAGCAGATGGTTTTACAGCAGTTGGACTAGCGTGGAAAGCAATAGGCATTGGTGCTGTTATTACGGCATTACAATTTTTAGCAGATAAATTTAGTTCTAATCAAGCAATATTAGATAAGTTTAATATAGCAAGTGCAGTATTTGGGGATATAATGACCCAAATAGGAACGATTATATCTTCAGTAGTTAATGCATTAGGTTTATTGGGGAAAGCAGTAGGAAAAGTTTTAAGGGGTGAATTTAGAGAAGCAGGTGAAATTGCCAAGCAATCTTTTGACGGAGTTAAAGAGTCTATTGTAGGAAACAATGAAAGTTTTAGCGACTTTATTAAAAATGCTAAAGATGGCGCAAAAGCAAGTGTAGAATTTGCAAAAAGTATGAATAGTATGCGTAATGAAGTTAAGTTAGCAGAAGCGCAACAAAGACAGTTGCAGTTGACTTTTCAAAAAGAAGCAGAAATACAAAGACAAATTAGAGATGATATTAGTTTAACTTTTCAAGAAAGAATTGCAGCCAATGAAGAACTAGGTAGAGTATTAGACCAACAATTTGCTGAAGAACAGGCATTAGCAAATAAAAAAGTAGCATTAGCAGAATTAGAACTATCAAGAAATAAGACGAATATAGATTTACAAGTTGCTTTAATTAATGCTAAAACAGAACTAGCAGACTTAGACGAAAGAATAACAGGACAAAGATCAGAGCAATTAACAAACCTAAAAGCATTAGAAAAAGAGAAAGCGGACGCTGATAAGGCAATTGCGGATGAACAAATAGCAGCCGATAAAAAAAGAACTGAAAGCGAAAAGATTGAAGCAGACAAAAGAAAACAAATTGCTGAAGCAGAAAGAGCAATGAAAATAGGATTAGCAAAAAGTATTATCGGTTCATTAGGTCAATTGGCTGGGGAAGGAACTAAAGCCGCAAAGGCTGCAGCGTTAGCACAGATAATGATTGATACTGCAAGTGGAATATCAAGCGCAATAAAAGGAGCGACAGCAGCAGCAGCAGCAGCAGGTCCAGCAGCACCAGTTGTAACACCTCTATTAATAACTCAATTAGTAGGACAGGTTTTGGCGGGTGTTGCAGCCGCTAAAGGTATATTAAAAAAAGTTCCTGGTCCTAGTGACAGTGGTACTGATAACGTAAACATTCCAGCGGGTTCTAATGGTGGATTTACTGGGTTTGGTGGTCTTGCTCCTAATTTAGAAGCCATATCTCCACCTGATTTAGATACAGTGCAACCTGTTCAAGCGTTTGTAGTTGAAAACGATATTAGTGACGCTCAAGCATTACAAGAAGAGTTAGAAATACAAGCCACTTTATAAACAAAAACAAGAACTTTATATTTATATATGTTATGAAGAAAAAACGAAAATTAATAGAACTAATCATAGATGAAACAGCGGACCACTTTGGCGTTGATGCTATTTCAGTAGTTAAATTCCCTGCTATAGAAGAAAACTTTGTGTTTTTTAACAATGACTTTCTAAGTCTTGCTAAAGCAGATGAAGAAAAGAAACAGTTAATAGGTGCTATACTTATACCAGAAAAGCGTATTCCTAGACTAGACAAAGATACTAATGAAGAGTATGATGTTTACTTTACTAAAGAAACTATAAAACAAGCACAGAAGTTATTTATGGCTAGTTTAAACAACAATAACCACACATTAGAACATAAAGAGCCAATTCAAGGTTTAACTGTCGTAGAGTCGTGGATTAAGGAGGATGAAAAATATGATAAATCACATATGTATGGTTTTTCTAGTTTGCCTATAGGAACTTGGTTTGTACAAGTATCTGCTGAAAACAATCCTGAAATCTGGGATGCTATAAAGAACAAAGAGGTTAGAGGTTTTAGTATAGAAGGCTATTTTACAGATAAATTAATAGAAGCATCTAAAAGCAAAGATATATTAGACGAAGTTTGCCACGATTGCCTTGACGAGGTTATGATGGGTAAAATAAAAGATGTTATTCTAGAAAATGAATTAAATCCTGTAGGTGCTTTAGACGGTGAGCCATTATTTAGAACAAGAGAAGAAGCAGAGATTTATGCTGAAATGTTTAAAGGCTGTGTTGGTAGTCATCCGCATACTGTTGATGGCGTTAGATTGTATATGCCTTGTGCAGATCATTCTTCTGCAACAATGAGAGAAGAACACGCTAAAACAGGTAGAAAGAAACGCAAAAGAAGATACAAGATGCTAGAGTATATTGCTTATGCTAAAAGAAAAGCAATGTTAAAATACTCTTGGGATGATTGTATGAGAGATCAAATGAAGCAATATGGCAACAGAGAAACTGCTGCAAAAGTATGTGCCGCTATCAAAAATAAGACTGTTAGGTACTCAAAGAAATAAACAATTTTAACACCTTTATATTTATTACTGTTATGGGAACATTAGAAAAAATTTTAAATCTTATAAAAATGAAAAACGAAGTTAAATCTTATAGCGTCAAAATGTACGCTGAAATGAAATTAGATGACGGTCGTATTATTGCTACAGAAGATGAGCAGTTTATGATTGGCTCTAAAGTCTTTGCTATTGGTGATGATGGCGAGGCAAATCCATTAGAATCAGGAAACTATACTATGGAAAATGGAAACAAAATGACAATAGGGGATTCATCTGAAATCTTAGATTTAGGCGAAGAAAAAGAAGCAGAGGACGTTGAAGCATCTGAAGAAGTTGAGGAAATGTCTGAAGAAAATAAAGAAGAGTTCGATGAGCCTGGAGATACTCCTGCTGAGAAAGCAGACTGGGCTGAAACATATGAAGAACTTAAAGACCGAGTTGCTGAATTAGAAAAAGCAGTATTTGGTGAAAAAGCAGCAGAAGAAACTGAAGAACTTTCAGAAGAAGTATCTGAAGAGTCTAAAGAAGATTCTGTTGAAGAAGAAAAAACAGAAATGAGTTCTGAAATAATTGGTGAATTAACAACACAAATAGAAGAACTTAAAAGCAAAGTAGTTGAATTAAGTGCACAACCAGCAGACGAGGGTATTGCATACAATCCTGAAGGCGAACACTTTGGATCAACTGTTGACTTAAAGAAACTGTCTACTAAAGAAAGGGCAGCCTATTACATTAACAATAAATAATTTAAAAAATGGCAAATAATCAATATAATTTAAGTAAAGATTATCAGTTTAATATAACCGTAACTGATAACACCTATGCAGGTAAATTAGCGTTGCCTTATGTGACTGCTGCTGTTAAGTCACCAGACACAATAGCAAAAGGATATGTAAGACAAATAGACGGTTTAAATAGAAAAGCAGTAATATCTAATTTAGGAATTTCTGATCCTGTTCAAGCAGCAGCGTGTGGATTTTCTGATTCAGATGCACCTGCAAATTTAGCGTTAACTGAGCAAGTTCTTACTTTAACTGATATGAAAGTAAATCAGGAGGTATGCCGCGGCACAGTTTTCCCTACTTGGATTGGCGAAAATATGGACAGAAACGGAAACTTGCCAGGATCATTTGAGGATTTCTTATTGGCTACTGTTGCTGCAAAAGCAGGAGCGCATATTGAGAATATGATTTGGAGAGGTTCTTCACCTTTTGGAGTTGGTTTTCAATCTGATGATGGTACTTTAGATGACACAGGAATTGAAGCATCAGCAATGAAAGACTTTCACGAAGTTGATTTAGATGGTGCAATTACAACTGCAGACATCTTAGATGATCTAGCAGCGGTTTATGATAAAGTTGTTGGAAGTGTTCAAGGAATTTTAAGTAAGCCAGGTTTTGGTTTCTATATGAACCACAAAACATACGCTTTATATGCACAGAAATTATCTTCTGCTACTACATTCCAGCAACTAGGTGCTGCAGGTGATTTTAATGGACTAACTTATATGGGCTTCCCTATCTATGTTTGTCCTGGTATGTTTAATGATACTATCGTTGCTACATATCCTGAAAATCTTGTAGTAGGTACTAACTTAGCAACTGATTGGACAGAGGCACGAGTTATCCCAACTTATCAATATGATGGTTCTGACAATGTAAGAATTGTTATGAATTTTGCAATGGGCGTACAAACTGCGGTAGGTACAGACGGTGTATTTGCAACATCTGCACACGCTTAATAGATACTTTAAATGGGGAGTAGTAATTTACTCCCCTTTTATTAACACTTTAAAAATAAACAATTATGGCTTGTGATATTACAAGAGGACGTTTAATAGACTGTAAGGATGCAATAGGTGGTTTAAAGGCTATTTTTATTTGTAAAAACTATAATAATAATATTTCTGCCGTAGCAACTATTAATGCAACTGAAATGACTACTGCAGGTTTTGCTACTTGGAGTGGTGCTACAGGAAGTGCTACAACAGTATTTAAGTATGACTTAGTGCCTAATTTATCTAGTATGACTGTGAATGTACAATCAGACAATGCTAATGGAACTACATTTTTTAATCAAACATTATCTGTAACACTACAAAAGATAGACCACGATATGACTAATGAACTTAGGTTAATGGCATATTCAAGAGCGCAAATCTTTGTTCAAGATGAAAATGACAATGTATTTTTATTAGGTATTGATGGTGGTTGCTATGTTACTGGAGGCACTGTAATAACAGGAACTGCTAAAGGTGACTTAACAGGATATACAATAGAATGGGGAGCAGAAGAAAGAAACGCTTTAATTCAGTTACCTGCTAGTTCAGGTGCTGGTACTACTGACTATCCATTTGATGGCTTATCAGATGCAGACGCAGCGTTGACTATTACAGTTGGAACTTAATCGTTACTCAAAATAGATAAAAGAGGGGGTTTTTGCCCCCTTTTTTTGTACACTAAAAAACAATATCTTAACTTTTATATTTATAGTAAACTACTATGGCTTGGAAATTAAAAAAAGAATGGGAAGGCAAAAGCGTTGATAATATCAATATCCCATTAAATGACTTAACACAAAAGCAAATAGAAGGACTTAATGAAAGTGTTAGAGAGAGTTTATTTGTAAAAGAACAACCTAAAAAGAAAAAGAAGGATGTGGAAATTGAGAAGTGAATATGAGGGTAAAATTCTTCTTCCAGACTTAACAGAAGAGAATGTTGCAGTAATGGAACAATATTTACTTAGTGTCTTAGAAAAATACTGTGAAAAAATATGATACAATCAACATACACTGGTTCTCAGACTACTAACAATATGTATTTGCGTTTTACCGATGCTGACCCCGACTTTTATGCAGCGGGTGATCGTCCATTAATATCCATTAAAAGTCAGCAAACAAAAAAGTTCAAATACTTTATGCCTACTACTATTACTACTCTAGCAACAGGAGAAAGATATAGTCAATTAACATATTCTACAACTCCTACCTATAATGAACTCGGCAATTTATTAGGTGTAATACAAGTCGGCACTACTGACTTCCCATTTGGTTTTTATGACATAGTCATATATAAAAATAGTAGTAACGCCAATTTAGACCCTGCTAATGTAAGCGTTGTTTTGTATACTGGTCTATTTAATTTAAAATCTACAACGGCAGCAACTCAATACACTGAATACACTACAAACGACTCAGATACAGAGAGCGTTTATTTAACAATATAATTATGAAACTAGACTTAGTAAAATTATCACATTATAACATCCCGCACTTAGTAGAAGATACTAGAAATGACTGGGTGAACTTTGGACAAGATAACCTTTATCCCAACTACTTGCTTGATCTATTCTTAGGAAGTGCTATAAACGGTGCTTTAATTAAGTCAATAGGAGCAATGATTTATGGTGAAGGATTAGCAGCCACTAATGTAGATGATAATACAGATACTAAAGAATCTTATTTACGTTTAACAGAATTATTAGACAATTCAGATGATGACGTATTAAAAGATCTAGCAATGGACTTAAAACTATTTGGAGGGTGTTACGTCAATGTAATATGGAGCAGAGATAGAAGTCGCATTGCTAAAATGAAACATATACCTGCACAATATATCCGTTCAGGTAAAATGATAGACGGTGAAATTGATACTTACTATTATAGTGCTAATTGGGCTAAACATAAAAAAGCAGAATACAGACCAAGACCTTATAGAGCGTTCTCAACAGAAGACAGAAGTAGTGCAAGTCAGATCTTAATGATCCGAGATAAAAACCCTGCTCTTTTCTATGGTTTTGCACCAGATTATGTTGCTGCTACCGATTGGATTCAAATGGAACTAGAAATAGCACAATTTCACCTGTCTAATATCACATCAGGAATGACACCCTCGATGCACGTCGGCTTCTCGAATGGAATTCCATCGGATGAAGAAAGAAGAACTATAGAAAGACAATTAAACGCTAAATTTGCAGGTAGTGGCAATGCAGGTAAAATACTTATTACTTTTAATGATGGCAAGGAAACAGCGCCTATTATTGAACCTATACAAATGAATGATGCACAAAGTGCGTGGGAAGGAATGAGCAAACAAGCAGTTAATCAAATCTTAGCAGGTCATAGAGTAACAAGTCCAATACTTTTTGGAATACGTTCTGAGGGTGGAGGTTTAGGAAATAATGCAGATGAATTACGTGATGCATATTCCCTTTTTAATAATACAGTAATAATCCCATTCCAACACACGCTTTTAAAAGGTTTAGAGAAGATATTTAAGGTAAATGATATAAACCTTGATTTGTACTTTAAATCGCTTAAACCTGCTGATTTCATAGACTTAGAAGTTACTAAGACACAATCAGAAGAAGATCAAGAAAAAGAAGGTGTTTCAAAAGAGGATATAAATACAGAAGAATTAAAGCACGAATTCAAAGACTTACAGGACATAGACACTAAACCTACCAAAGGAATGATTGAAGAAGCAGAAAAAGGTTTAGAATGGCGTAGAGAATACGGTAGAGGTGGCACACAAATTGCAGTAGCAAGAGCAAGAAACATCTCTAATGCTGATAACCTTAGTATTGATACTATTACAAGAATGAATAGTTTCTTTGCTAGACACGAAGTAGACAAACAAGCAGAGGGCTTCTATCCTGGCGAAGAAGGGTTTCCAAGTGCAGGTAGAATTGCTTGGGCTTTATGGGGAGGAGATGCTGGACAAAGTTGGGCAAAAAAAAAAGTCAAGGAAATAGAGGGAGTTAGAGCAGACTTATCAGATGATGAATTTGATAATGTATTTGATGCTTTAGAGGGAGAAAAAATAGATTTAGATAAATGGGAAGTAGTAGACGAACAAGACTATGTTGAGGATTATGATGAATGGGCAGATTCTTTAATAGAGCCTAATGAAGCACACAAGTTTGCTGATGAAATAATAAGTAAAGAAGATAGGTTTAGTTACTTAGATAAATCTTATTATAGAGTCAGATTTAAGTATATTAAAAAAAGCAGAAAGCCTAGCAAATCAACTAGAACATTCTGCAAAAATATGATGAGATTAGCAAGAGCAGGATTTGTATATAGAATAGAAGACATAGACGCAGCAAGTAGAGCAGGAGTTAACAAACAACTAGGACACAAAGGGCGTCCATATGATTTGTTTAGATTCAAAGGAGGGGTTTATTGTCGTCACGCTTGGAAGGTGATTCTATATAGACTTAAAGACGGAACAGAATTAAGAGAGGGGCAGAGTATGGATGACTATAGTAAAACAGATAGTATTCCTAAGTCCTACACACCAAAACCAAGAGGAATTAAAGACGCAGTAATAGCACCTGAGAATATGCCCAATCAAGGACATTATCCAGGAGTAAAATAAATTAAACTATGGCAATACAACACACATTATTTATAAGTAGTACAAGA